ACTGATAGAGTGCTAACTGGTGCTGCAATGAGTATCCATGAGGATCTTGTACAGCAGGGAATTGACGGGGAAAGTGACGAGTATTATAATCAAATAAACAAACGTATGAAGGAATATTTCCCTCAGAAGTTTGCCGAATCTTCTACTGAAGAAAAAACAAAAGCTGCACCCGTCCAAAACGTGGCTTCTGTTAGTAGACGATCAGGTGGACGCAAGTCTGTGAAGCTCACCAAATCACAGGTAGTTATCGCTAAGAAATTAGGGGTGCCACTAGAGGAATACGCAAAATACGTGAAGGAAGGAGTATAACATGGAAAAAGTTAAAACCTCACGCACGTCCGATACTAGAGTTAAACAAGCTAGAAAAAAAGATTGGACACCACCATCCAGTTTGGATGCGCCAGCTGCACCGCAGGGGTACTGTCATAGATGGATACGTACAACTACTGCAGGTTTCGAGGACGTTGCAAACGTTTCTAAGAAACTAAGGGAGGGTTGGGAATTTTTGAAAGCTGAAACACTTTTAAGTGAAATAGGCGAACATGATTACCCAATTATTACTGAAGGAAAACATGCTGGTCTTATCGGAATTGGGGGCCTTGTGTTGGCAAGGATACCAGAGGAGATCTTGAAACAACGTGCTGAGTATTTTAGAAAAATAACTCAAGACAGAACAGACGCTATTGATAGAGATCTTATGAAGGAACAACACCCGGACATGCCAATCAATATTGATAGGCAGTCTAGAGTTACCTTTGGCGGTTCTCGTAAAAAGTAATATTTTTGCGATACCTATAAGTAACTTGGATAAGTTAAATAAACATAAACGGAGAAAACAACTATGGCAAATCAACTAGAAAAGTTTGGTCTAAGACCTTACAGAAAACTAGATGGTACACCATTAGCTGGAGCTCAAAACAGATATACGATTAAAGCTAACTACAATCAAAATATCTTCCAAGGTGATTTGGTAATACCTGTATCAACTGGAAATATTGAGAGACATGTTAAAAATACATCGGAAGCTGTTGTGGGCGTTTTCAACGGATGTTTTTTTACTGATCCAACTACTGGAAAGCCTACATTCAAAAACTTCTATCCGGCATCAACAAATGCAAGTGACATCACTGCGTTTGTAATTGATGATCCAGATGCGGTTTTTTTAATGAATGCAGATGCTGCTTTCACAAGAGCGGATCTATTTAAAAACTACTCGTTGGATTCCAACAATGGAAGTACAACAACTGGTATATCAGAAGCGATGCTAGACGTTGGAACATCAGGAACTGCTACTACTTTCGCAGTACAAGCGATTGACATTTCGCAGGATCCTGAAAATTCTGACACTTCTACATCAAACGCTAATATATTGGTTAGAATCAACAACCACTTCTACAGAAGTGGTACAGGCATAGCGTAATAAGGGAGAATAACTATGGCGATATCACGATCACAACTAGTTAAAGAACTAGAGCCAGGTTTGAATGCTTTATTCGGCCTGGAGTATAGTAGATATGAAAATCAGCATGCTGAAATTTATACTACTGAAACATCTGACAGAGCTTTTGAAGAAGAAGTAATGTTAGCAGGTTTCGCTTCTGCACCAACTAAACAAGAAGGTGCTGGAGTTGTGTTTGATCAAGCAACTGAAACTTTCACTGCTAGATACTCACATGAAACAATTGCTTTAGCATTTGCTATCACTGAGGAAGCAATCGAAGATAACCTATATGATAGATTAGCTGCAAGATACACAAGAGCTCTTGCAAGATCTATGGCAAACACAAAACAAGTGAAAGCTGCAAATGTATTGAACAATGCGCAAGTAACAACAGTAACTGGTGGAGATGGAGTATCTTTAATTAATGCTTCTCACCCATTAGCAACTGGTGGAACTTTCTCAAACGTTCTTGCAACTGCATCAGATCTTAATGAGACTTCACTTGAGCAGTCATTGATTGACATTGCTGGGTTTGTTGATGAGAGAGGCTTAAGAATAGCTGCTCAAGGTAGAAAAATGATAATTCCAAAAGAATTACAATTTACTGCTGAGAGAATTATGAAGTCTCCAATGAGACCATCAACTGCAGATAATGACATCAATGCTCTAAGAAGCATGGGAATGGTACCAGAAGGTTATGTAATTAATAACTTTTTAACTGATACAGATTCTTACTTCTTATTGACTGATGTGCCTAACGGACTAAAAATGTTTGTTAGATCACCAATCAAAACTGCAATGGAAGGTGACTTCGATACAGGAAACGTAAGATTTAAAGCTAGAGAAAGATACTCTTTTGGATTTTCTGATCCAAGATGTGTATTTGGTAATGGAAACTTACCAACTAGTTAATAGATAATACGTAAGTATTTTGAGAAGGGGCGGTGTTTTACATCGCCCCTTTTTTTATGTATAATATTAAAACCTAGATTAATTATTATGTCGACTGGCTAGGCAGACGGTATAGAGACGGCATAGTACAATGGCTATACACAAAGGAGAAAATTATGGCTAGAACAACGTTTAGTGGACCAGTTAGATCTTTAAGAGGATTTATAGGAACAGGTCCTGAAATGGCACAATCAATAACTGGAACAGTTGATGGTGGAACAGACATCGCAGGAATTGATAAGTATCAAGGTAAAATAATACAGATTGGAAATGCTAATACTGTTTTTAATTTACCTTCAATAATTGACACAGCAACTTCAGCAGTAGCAGGTGATAATGATCCAAATTCAACAAACAGAGTTGGACTTAAGTACGAATTCATTGTTACTACAAGTTTGACTGGTGGCAACACTTTTGTTTTGAATGCTGGAACTGCAGCAGGAAGAAGCACAGCTGATGTATTCAGAGGAATGGCAATCTACAACAACACAGCAACTGATCCAGGAGCTGTGACTGCATTTAATGCGGGTGGAACTGATACTCTCACATTAACAGCTACAACTAAAGGTGGACTAGAAGGTGCTCAAATTCAATGTAGAGCAGTTGATGGTTTAATTTGGCAAATTAGTGCACAATTGATTGGTAATGGAACATTTGCTAATCCTTGGAGCTAATAAATAATTAGTGGCTCCTTCGGGAGCCACATAAAAGGAGATTTATGAGTTTTAAAACTGACATACAAGCCACTAGATCAAATGCTGCTGCAGGAGCTTCTGCTATTATTGCACAACCTATAAGGTTGCGTGGCATAATTATTGCATCAAGTGGAGGTGGAGCAGGTGAATTAGAATTAACTACTACATCAAATACAGGAACAACTTTATTTTTTGCAGATGTTCCTTCAGGTGATGTGGTTAATATAAATTTTCCAGAAGATGGAATTTTATTTCCACAAGGAATATTCTGTAAAACAAAAACGCATGTTACAGCGTATACTTTGTTAACAGATAAATATTCTGGACCAAATCTATCAACAAGTAATAAATAATTATGAGCGGTGGTGGTTCATTTACAAGTGATCAATCGGTAGCTCATGCTACAGGAACTACGCAAATGGTGCCTACAACAAAAAGAGCTAGATTAACCTCAATACAAGCAAAAGGTAATTCAGCTAGTGGCTCAATTATTTTTAAAACAGGAGGTGTTAGTGGCACTACCATCGCAACATATTTATTTGGAGAAGAGGGTTTAGATATGTACCTTCCTGGATCTGGTATTCTTTTTCCAAATGGAATTCATGCAACAATATCTGGCACTGCTGGAGTAACAATAACATTTACATAATATGTCTAACTATAAAAAAATTGCTATCGCACCTTATCTGAAAAAAGAAAAAACTACTGCAGGTCAATCAACAATAGATACACAAGGGGCAGGGGTAGATTTTATTACTCCTATGGGTGACTTAGGTATAAGCTACGATAAATCGGAACACTCAAGTGGATCACAAAAGTTTGATACAAAAGAAAAAAAAGTAACTTATAAGAAACAATTAGATGTAGGTAGTAAAGGTAATAAAAAAATTAGATTCGAAGGCCAATATGGTAAGTCAGAGAATCCAGGCGGTAAAATAACCACAAAGGGTGGGAAAATTACATTTGTATATACTAAGAAAAGAGGTGGTGATGTTATGCCAGCTCGTAACAAGAAAAATTTTAGGCCCACAAAAGCTGGTGCAGGTATGACAAGAGCAGGTGTTGCTGCTTATCGTAGAGCTAATCCAGGTTCAAAATTAAAAACAGCGGTCACAGGAAAGGTAAAACCTGGATCTAAAGCTGCAAAAAGACGTAAGTCATTTTGTGCAAGATCAGCAGGTCAAATGAAAAAATTTCCTAAAGCTGCTGCAAATCCTAACTCAAGACTAAGACAAGCGAGAAGAAGATGGAAGTGCTAAACTGCACAATATGTCTACACCCTTGTCATTGTAAAGGAGTAGGTCAATATGTTAACACTAACCAATGTATCGGTTATGATTGTGATTGTAGACACTGCACTCATCCGATTATAGAGGAGGACAAAGATATGGCAAAAAAAATAATCAATTGGGTATGGAAAGTTATTTGTTGGCCAGGCAGAAAAGTTAAAGATTGGCTTTGGACAAAATAATTTATGAGTAATAAACCTTTATCAATATCGGAGTCGGCAGCCGTCCAAATGCCTATGAAGACGGTTGCCTCTCTGATCGTAATTGTAGCACTTGGCACTATGGGCTATTTTCAGATTGTAGAACGTATTAATATTGCTGACACTAAGATTAAGATAATGGAACAAGACGTGGAACAGAATACAGAATTTAGAATAAAATGGCCACGTGGACAAATGGGATCATTGCCTGCAGATAGCGAACAATACATGATGCTGGAGGATTTGTATAAAACAACTGATCGTTTAAATAAACACATTGAGTCAATGGCTTTGAACAAAGTAAATATAGAATTTTTAACAAAGCAAATGGACAAGGTTTTAGTTGATATTGAAAAATTGAAAGATGCTAATAGAGATCTTGGCTATACAAACGGAGCTAAATAATGGTTGAAGTTGTTGTGGCTTTACTTATGTTTTGGGATGGAGAAATCAAGGAGCATCGTATTCAAGAAAGTATGGCTGCATGCCTCAGAGCTAGACGTGTGGCTGAAAGGGAGTTCAATCCTAACGTGTCTTATAAATGCATACGTAGTGAAGCAGAAACAGAGATTTTTATGGGTGAAAAATCTATAAAAAAACTACATTTAAAATAATGGCATATTTAAATGCAAACATACCACCAATTTATTGTAAAGTAAGAAAGGAATATTTATATGACAT